GTGGATGTGGTTGCTGACCCGTCTGCCCCTAATGCGTTTGTAAACGGAATCATGGAAGGACGGGAGTGGATATGGGAAGGGGGAGTTCTCAAGCCTGTTGATGTGGAGAACTACAAGCGTATTATTGAAAAAACCCCATTAAAAAATTTGGAAGAACAAGCAATGCTGCTGTTCAAAGATTTCATCTCAAAACTCTGAATATACTACATAAATTCAAATAAGGAGATTACGAGTCATGTCTAACGAAAATATAGAAGATGTCATCAAGAAGGTAATTCTCGGGGAAAGTTTCCTGTCAGAAAACACTGACTCTGATAATGAAGATCAGTTTGATTCTTCAGATTCAGAAGAGAATGATTCTGTTGAAGGGGAAGAATTGGTCGAAGAAGACGATTCGGACAATTCAGAAGACTCAGAAGACGAACTTGAAGAAGAATTAGAAGAATTAGAAGAAGCAAAAGAAGAGGACGAGGAAGAAGAGGACGAGGAAGAAGAGGACGAGGAAGAAGCCGCAGGATCCAAATCCAAAAGTAAATTGCCTGCCTTTCTTAAGGGTAAATTTGGTAAAAAGGGAAAAATGGAAGAAGCAGCCTCTGATTACGCCAGCGAAAAACTGTACAAGACTGCTAACGGCAAGACCGCGAAGATTGCCGAACCAACCGGTGATGACAGTGAAAAGAACAAGGCCACTATTAAACCCAAGTCTTCTGATGCAAAAGCTGAAACCAAGATTCCAGAGGTCAAGCCATCCGTAAAAGAAGATATTACTGTTCTTTTCAATGGACAAGAACTTTCAGAGGAGTTCAAGGCTTCTGCTGCTACTCTCTTTGAAGCTCACCTTAATGAACGCGCTCGTCAAATTGAAGAAGAGGTTCAGGCAAAATACGAGTCGCTGCTTGAGCAGCACACGATTGCAGTCACCGAAGAACTTGTTGAGCGTATTGACAACTACTTGAACTACGTGGTTGAAGAGTGGATGCAGGACAATCGCCTTGCTATTGAGCAGGGTTTGCGTACAGAGATAACCGAAAACTTTATCAGTAATCTTCGTGGACTCTTTGCTGAGTCGTACATTGAGATTCCTGAAGAGAAACTTGATCTGTTTGAGACTACTGTTGAGCAAGCAGAAGCACTTGACAGCGAACTGCAAGATCAAGTTGATAAAAACATTAAACTTGTTGAAGAAGTCGAGCAACTAAAGTGTGAAATTGTTTTCCGTGAAGTTGCAGACGGTCTTACTGATACAGACAGCGAGAAACTTCGCCGTCTTGCAGAAGACCTTGATTTCGACACAGTAGAACAGTTTGCCGAAAAGTTAGGTGTTCTCCGTGAGAACATTGAAACCATTGGCAGCACCGTCACCGAGGAAGAAACCAATGAGGAGTCCCTAGAGGAATCCTATGAGGACGCTTCCGAGGCTTCCCCGCTTGTTGAAGCATTTGCGCGTTCAATGAGCAAGTCACAAGAGTAAAGTCACAAGAGTAACCCCCAGTCAATAGACTGTTAACACATTTCAAGGAGATACAAAACATGGAAGAGAAGTTTTTAACAGAACAGGCAATCCGCAAGTGGAAGCCTGTTATCGACCACAAGGATATGGCTCCAATCACGGATGCCCACAAGCGTGCAACTATTGCTCAGTTGCTCGAAAATCAAGAGAAGGCAATCAAGGAGCAAATGCTCGTTGAAACTGCTCCAACAAATAGCGTTGGTGGTGGTATGTCACCCCTTGCTGGTAGCGAAAACGCCAACCTCAAGGGTTACGACCCTATCCTTATCCAGTTGGTTCGTCGTGCCATGCCCAACCTTATGGCGTACGACATCTGCGGTGTTCAGGCAATGAGTGCCCCCACGGGTCTGATCTTTGCCATGCGGTCCAAGTACGGCACGCAGGGTGGAACTGAAGCCCTCTTTAATGAACCAGCCAGCACGTTCAGCGGCAGCACCTCCACGACCACAAGTGGTGGTACTACTGCTGCAAACGCGGGTGGTGCTGCAAATGGAAATACAGCAGCATTTGGTTCTGGTGCAGGTGTTGATCCGTTCTTTGGAATCAACGCTGCAGCCGCAAGTGGTATAACCACTGGTTCAGGCGTGAACACATCAGCTGGTGAAGGTATGTCTCCTAACCAAATGGCGTTCAGCATTGAGCGTGTGGCAGTTCAGGCTGCGACTCGCGCACTTGCTGCTTCGTACTCTGTTGAACTTGCTCAAGACCTTAAGGCTGTTCACGGGTTGGATGCAGAAACGGAACTCGCCAACATTCTCAGCACGGAAATCCTTGCTGAAATCAACCGCGAAGTGGTCCGCAATGTGTACCGTTGCGCCAAACTGGGCGCACAGCAGACCGATCTGTACTACAAGACGGTTAACGGTGGTCTGTCGGCCGGTGGTGCAGTACTTGGTGGCGTGTACGACCTTGTTCAGGACTCGGACGGTCGTTGGAGCGCGGAAAAGTTCCGTGGTCTAATGTTCCAGATTGAGCGTGAGTGCAACCAGATTGCCAAGGACACCCGCCGTGGCAAGGGCAACTTTATCATCTGCTCGGCAGATGTTGCTTCAGCCCTCGCAATGGGTGGTTTCCTGAACATCTCGCCAGCACTCAATGTCTCGCTTGATGTTGACGACACGGGCAACACCTTTGCAGGTACGCTCAACGGCAAGATCAAGGTGTACATTGATCCGTACATCGACACTACTGCTACCAGTGGCAGCAATTTTGTCTGCACCGGCTATAAGGGCAGCAGTCCCTACGATGCAGGTATGTTCTACTGCCCGTATGTTCCCTTACAGTTGATGCGTGCAGTGGACACCAGCACCTTCCAGCCAAAGATGGCGTTCAAGACCCGCTACGGCATGGTTGCGAACCCATTCGCTGAAGGCTCCTCGGCGGGTCTTGGTGCTTTGACCACTCGCAGCAACCTCTACTACCGTATCTTCCGCGTGGACAACCTCCACGGTGTTGCATCGTAATAGTAGTAACAACACCAACTGAATGGGGGAGGGCTTTTGCCCTCCCCTTTTCTTTTCCTACATACTTGTATGGCAAATCAGTTTTCATTTGCAGGCATTTCAGAGGACATCAAGGATCGGTATCCTGACAGCATAAATCCTCTGCTGCCCACATATTTTCGTTTTTATATTTCTAAATTGCCTTCTGTTGTATATTTTTGTCAGACAGCATCTTTGCCTACTGTAACAATGGGTGAAGTCGCAATGCCTACTCCGTTTGTGGCAATAAAACAACCCACTAAACTTGATTTTGATGAATTAAGTATTACATTTATAGTTGATGAGCGTATGAACAACTGGTTGGAAATATTTAATTGGATGCGCTCGTCTACCCAAGTGGAAGGGTATAAAGAATTTGCTCCCATAAACACCCACACCACTACTGCTAATCTTTTAATACTCAACAGCACTAAAAATCCAAAAATTAATGTGACTTTTGAAGGGTTGTATCCCCGAACACTAGGTTCACTTGATTTCACTAGCACTGTAGTGGATCCAGAGCCGTTTCAGTGTACGGCAACCTTTGCGTATAGAAATTACAATATTGAACTATTGTGAATACTACTTGACTCTGTGTGCTGTTGGTGTACAATACGCAGCACGGAAATTTATATGACACTGGATGAAATTCGTATAGAAATACAAAAAGACATGAATCTAGACCAGGCTTCTCTGGATCTAGAGTCTTTAAAAATTCCTCAATTACACAGCAAGTACCTGAATTTTCTCATGGATGAGCGACTTGCCGTGCGTAAGGCAGAAAACGATTACAATGTTATGATGCGGGTAAAATGGGAGTACTACACAGGCAAGATGTCTAAAGAAGAACTTGCTGCGCGTGGATGGGAGCCGTTCTCGCTAAAGATTCTCAGAAACGATCTTGACCTGTACATGAACTCCGACGAAGACCTGTCTAAATTGTCTTGTAAATTAGTGTTTCAAAAAGAAAAGGTGTCATTACTTGAAGAGGTGATTAAAGAATTGAATACCCGTCACTGGAAAATACGAAATGCTATTGACTGGAGACGGTTTATTAATGGACAATGATATTACATCATATTTAAGAGAAGACCCCAAAAATTGGTGGGTTGACAGAATGTATTTGCAGGAAGCTTGGAACTCTGCGCGTAGAAGCACCGATCCAAGCACTCAAGTGGGGTGTTCTCTGGTTGTTCCTAATGGATTGGGTGTGGTTTTATGTGCTTGTAACGGTGTGCCGCATCGTCTTAGACAAGCAGGATATCCTGTGATCCCACAACAAAAGAATTACTGCACCGAACACGCAGAACGAGAAATATTGTATTCTGCATTGATTAATGGACTACCAACAGAAAATCTTACTCTGTATTGTACATGGGCTACCTGTGCAGAATGTTCCAGAGCAATTATCCGTTTTGGTATTAGTCGTGTGGTAACTTTGACTGCACTGGTAAATCAAACTCCTGATCGTTGGAAAGACAGCATCAAGAACGGATTAATAATGTTAAGAGACTCTGGTATTCAAGTTGTGGGTTGGAGGGGCGATCTTGGAGTTGATACTCCTATCACTTTCGACAGTAAATCTGTTTGGAATAAAGATCTACTATAATGTTTGACCTTGATGTAAACGCGGTAGACTCTGTGTATGTTCGTGTGCAGTGCGAACGTGGAATTGCACACGAACTATCAGACTACTTTACATTCAAGGTTCCTGGTTACAGATTTATGCCTGCATACCGTTCACGGTTGTGGAACGGTGAAATTAAACTGTACAACATTCACACCCAACAGATTTACGCAGGACTCATAGACTACATTAAAAAGTTTGCGGATGAACGACATTACACTGTTGCTTTTCCTGCAAAAAACGAAATATCTATATCTTTTGATTCTGTGAGAAAATTCATTCAGGATTTTCTGCAAATAACAGTGAACGGCAAACGGATAGACCCACACCACCACCAAATAA